AATGGCTACAAGCTGGTGCAGCACTTGACCAAAACTTATCACCAAGAATGGATCGTAAGATTATTCTTGATCCAGTAACACAATCTCGTACTATTAGTTCATTAGCTGGTTTATTTAACCCACAAGTTAAGATTTCAGATCAGTATGAAACAGGTATTATTTCTCGTGATACTTTAGGTTTTGATTGGATGTATGACCAGACAACTCTAGTTCATACTGTTGGTACATTTACTGCTGGTACTGTTAATGGTGGTTCACAAACAGGTACAACTTTAACTGTTAATGCAATTACTGGTTCATTGAACGCTGGTGATGTTATTACTATTGCTGGTGTATATGCGATTAACCGTTTAACTGGTTTATCACAAGGTACATTACGTCAGTTTGTTGTAACTGCTAACGTAAACTCTGGTGCAACTTCTATCCCAATTTACCCAGCGATTACTCCAGCTCCTGCTGCGTTTAATACTGTAACTGCATCTCCAGCTAACTCTGCTGCAATTAGCTTAGTAATGCCTGCTGGTACACAGTATCGTCAGAACTTGGCATACTTCCCAGAAGCATTTACTTTAGCAACTGCTGACTTAGAAATGCCTACTGCTGGTGTGGTACAAGCTGCTCGTGCTAACTTTGATGGAATCTCATTGCGTATGATTGAAGCATATGACGTTATGTCAGATAGCTTGATTACTCGTATGGATATTCTATACGGTTACGCTGCAATCAAACCTGAATGGGCTTGCGTAGTAGCAGACGTAGTTTAATTTGCGTTGTAGATGTATTGGTGGACTCTCTTAATTGGGAGTCCATTCTTCAGATTAAGGATAGATATGAGCCAACCATTGCCGACAACTCCTAGAGATATTATTACTTTAGCACTTAAAACGGCAAACGTCATAGGTGTTGGACAAACTCCATTGGCTGAAGATATAAACGATTGTTTCAATATGCTAAATATGATGCTTGCTCAATGGCAACGCAGACGTTACATGGTATATAACTTAGAAACAATAGGATTACAAGCGACTGGTGCAGTATCGTACACAATTGGTACTGGACAACAATTTAATATCACAAGACCTGTAAAGTTAGAATCTGCATTTATTCGTATGCAAGGTGGTTCTGTTTTGCCTGTGGATTATCCTTTACAAGTTTTAAGAGCACAAGAAGACTACAATCGAATCTCGATTAAGAATCTTAATGCGTTTCCTCAATATGTTTATTATTCAACTGGTTTTCCAGTAGGTAATGTTTATGTATGGTCTGTACCAAATAATCAGTATGAAATCTTTATAACTGTGATGATTCAGTTAGATTCATTTGAAAATCTAAGTGATACGATTGTTTTGCCTCCTGAATATTTGGATGCATTGCAATGGAATTTAGCAGATAGAATATTGACGATTTATGGTATGCCTGATAATCCGAAGATTACAAAGTATGCTGAAGCAAGTATGCGAGCAATTGAAGAAGTCAATTCACAAATTCCATTGTTGCATATGCCAATTGCTTTGCGTGGCAAGTCTGGAGCATACAACATTTATGGAGATTTCTACGTTGGAAGTGCTGGATAATGGCGAAGGTAGCTTTATCCAATGGTGCTTATCAAGCAAGAAGCGTTATAGCGTCTGCACAGCGATGTGTTAATCTTTACTTGGAAGCGAATCCACAAACAAGTGTATTTCCATTTACGCACTATCCAACACCAGGCTTAACTTTACAAAGTAATGTTTCTGCTATTTCATGGAGAGGATTATATTATGCAACTAATAATCAACTCTATGGTGTATGTGGAAACATTGTTTATGCGATTAGTAGTTCATATGTTTGTACCATCATAGGAACAATTACATCTTATGCTGGTCCAGTTTCAATGGTCGATAATAGCGTTGATTTAATTCTTGTTGATGGCACATTAAACAATGGATGGACAATTAATCTAGCGACTAATGCGTTTACTCAGATTACTCAAGCTGGTTTCTATGGTGGTAATCAAGTCAATTATGTTGATGGATACTTTGTATTGAACTATATTGGTACAAGAGAATGGTATATTTCTTTGCCAAATACAACGACATTTGATCCAATTGATTATGCATCGACTACAGGATTCTCGGATTTATTAGTTGGTATTGGTATTACAAGACGTTATTTATATTTGTTTGGTGAAACAACGACTGAAGTTTGGTTTAATCAAGGTAATACAACATTTCCATTTGGTAGATTGCCTGGTTCATTTATTCAATATGGATGTGCAGCAACCAATTCAATAGCACAAATGGATGGTGAATTATATTGGGTAGCACAATCTCCACAAGGTCAAGCGTTTATTTGTAAGACTTCTAACTTTGCAGCACAACAAATTTCTACATTTGCTATCAATAATGAGTTACAAGGTTATCCAACATTATCCGATGCTATTGGTTATACCTATGAATTGAACGGACATTTCTTTTATGTAGTTACATTCCCAACGGCTAATAAGACATGGGTATATGACTTGTCTAATAATCAATGGAACGAATGGAATTATATTGATGATAACGGTGAATTTAATCGTCATCGTTCAAATTGCTTTGCTTTTGCTTACAATAAGTTAATCGTAGGCGATTGGGAAAACGGCAACTTATATGCTATTGACCAAGACAATTACACAGATAATGGACAACCAATAACAAGAGTTCGTGGTTTCTATCACATGGAAGATGACGCATCTAGTCGTGTGCATTATCGTAACTTTATTGCTGAAATGGAATCTGGTAACGGATATTTAAATCAATCAACAGAAGTTAATTTGCGTTGGTCGGATGACAGAGGCAAGACGTATAGCAATCCAGTTATGCAAAACTTAGGTCAAGAAGGACAGTATCTTACAAGCATCAAATGGAATCGTTTAGGAATGGCAAGAGATCGAGTATTTGAAATCTTTTGGAGTGTACCTACTAAAACGGCTTTATCTGGTGCGTTTGTAGATGCATTACCGAATAATGGCTAATCTTGCATCCAATTTACCAGTCCTTAATATTCCATTTGTTGATGCGAATAATAATTTAAGTGTGCCTTGGCTAATGTTTTTGGTGCAAATGTACCAACGAACAGGTGGCGATCAAACACCTCCATTAAACTTAACTCAAGTTCAACAAACTTATTTAAATTCCGTAAATATTTTAAGTTCAAATGGATTTGCTGGTTCAATAGCATATACAACAAATACGGCAAATGTAACTTTATCGACAACAGTAACAGGAATTGTTAAAGGTGATGGAACGGCTTTGTCTGCTGCAACTTCAGGAACAGATTATTCTTTGCCAGTCTTGGTAAGTTCTGCAAATGGTTTTGCTGGTACTGTAGTCAATGGCACAAGCAATGCAACTGTAACGATGAAAACAACGATTACAGGACTTTTAAAAGGAAATGGAACTGCCATATCTGCTGCCATATCAGGAACGGATTATGCTCCTGCTACGAGTGGCACAAGCATACTTTATGGTAATGGTGCTGGTGGGTTCTCAAATGTAACGATTGGATCAGGACTTTCATTTACTGGTGGCACACTAAGTGCAACTGGTTCTGGTGGAACAATTACATCAGTTACAGGAACAACACCAATATCTTCAAGTGGTGGTACAACTCCGAATATTAGTATTACACAATCGTCTGCAACAACAAGTGGTTATTTAAGTTCAACGGATTGGAATACATTTAACAATAAACAACCATCTGGTACTTATGTAACATCTGTTACAGCTACTTCACCTGTTTTATCATCTGGTGGCACTACACCTAATATCAGTATGGGTGCAGCGAGTTCATCTACAAATGGTTATTTAACATCGACTGATTGGACAACTTTCAATAATAAAGGTAGTGGATCAGTTACTAGCGTAGCATTATCTTTGCCATCTATATTTTCAGTTACAGGTTCACCAGTTACAACAAGTGGAACTTTAACAGGAACTTTGACTACACAAACGGCAAATACTGTGTTTGCTGGGCCATCAACAGGTAGTGTTGCAAATCCTACATTTAGAGCTTTAGTTTCTGCCGATATTCCATCTTTAAACTATGTAACGTCTGTTTCAGGAACATCTCCTATTTCTGTAACGTCAGGATATACACCGACAGTTAGTATTTCCCAAGCTGGAACATCAAGTAATGGATACTTGTCTAGCACAGACTGGAACACATTTAATAATAAAGGTTCAGGAACTGTAACTTCTATTACATCCTCAACTTTAA